GCCTTGTGCTGTGTTGAAGTGGCGGGTTTTGTAAGAACGATATTCTTCTAGTTCTTTTTCTAGTTCAAGAATACGTTTGCGGAGTAATGAGTTCTGTTCTTCTGTATTGGGTAAATCTAATTTTAATTGTGGATCAGGTATGACGCCTTCGTAACCAGGATGATACGGTGCTTCGTCTGTATATTTACTTGCATTGGCTCTATCTTCCGTAGTAAAGGTGGTCATTCGATTCTCCTTAAAGTTTCCATATCCATTGGTAACCAGTATATATTCTCTCTTTGCCAATCAGGTCCATAAACTCTTTAACATAAAGACCTTTACCAACGGTGTCAAAGTTATCATCTACACAAACCATGGTACCTTCTTTCAGACACGGCATAATAGCGGCCAGTTCAAAGATATGGTGTAGTGAGGACGGATGTGGATTTTTCATGTCAAAGTCAAACGAATCGAGGTACAGTAAGTCAATCTTTCGATTTTGTGCTACCCATACTTTGGATTGATTGTATAGAAATTTTACTGAATCGGAACAGGTGAGATTGGCTTTCTTGGCCGTAGAGGCAGCAAAACGAACATTATCGGAATTGATATCTACTGAATAGAATTCACCACCATGGTAATCAACGAAAGTATCAAAGATAGTGGTTGACATACCATCACCTTTAAAATTGTTTTCTTTTCTGGCACAACCAGTTTCTACAATTAATGGTTCGTGGATTGCACCAACATGATTAATCATTATAGCAAATGACGGTGATCGCTTCTTTGTTTTGTTAACCAGTTGTTGTAAGTGTTCTATTTTTTCGGTTGACATATCAATTATCAAATATCAAAACAATCTCATCTTCTGAAACAACATAATATTCAAACTCATTGTATTTCATTTGACGTGCGGCATTCCAATTGGGTAATACCATATCACCTTCTTTGACCAGTTCAACACCAGGTCCTATGGATACTACTTTACCTTTATTGGCTTCTACTGGATCGGCAGAAGGAAGAACAATACCAGAACTGGTAACTTTTTCTTTTTGAATTAACTCAAGAACTACATTATTTTTGATAGGCTTTAACAATTTTAATCTCCAAAATCATAAATCATAGAAATGAATTCTTCATCGACAATATAATATTCTTTATCATCATGTTTAACTTTAGTTGCCTTGGACCACCAAACTAATACTGTATCGCCTTCTTTTATATCTTTCACTTTAGACCCCATGGCCACAACTTTAGCCCAATCGTGAGATTGTTCAGAGGTTACCTGAGTAAAAATAATACCAGATTTATAAATTTTTTCTTTTTCGATTCTCTCAACAACTACATTATTCTTGATAGGTCTTAACAATTACAAATTTCCTTCCATCATTACACATAGTTACCACATCTTTTGGTGTTTCATAATTTAACTTACTACAATTATACTCGATAACAATAGGTTTGTCAAACTTTTTGTGGTAATCATCGTGCTGTACAAAGGCAAAGACCATTGTAAAGGCAACGATAAAGAGGCAAAGTTTGAGATATTCTAACATACTATTATATATGTCAGATTATTGTCGTTGAGCCTTTAACTGGTCAATGACCTCTTGTATTCTGTTTCGTATGTAACTGTCGTGTGGTGACCAAACCAAAAGGTGTTTTAGAAACTTTAAAAGTTCGTCAGGATGCATCTTTAAAAATACTCGACCATTTTTCTAGTTTTATTTTTTTGGCTTCCATGGCCAGCAACATATCAGTTTCATCGACCACTTTCTGATCAACCAACAAAGCAACCATACACAATAATTGACCTAGTTCCGTGGTCAGACATTCTTTGGTTGTCGGTGAATCTTCTGTTGGATAACACGATTCAAAACCGAACCGAAATATCTTAGAGGTTGCTTGGATTACTTCTGCACATTCTTCTTGTAATATGATTAATGTTTCTCTTGTTTTATTTTGCATCATCTTCCACAAACTTAATCACAGGCATATATTCCTCTACCTTTTTAAGTGCTTCCAATTTTGTGGCAGCAATTACTTTGCAAGTATATAATCCATCTTTCATACTAATTGTAAATGGCACAACACCATTAATAAACCATTCTTCTTGCACATAACACTTGATATGCCATTCTCTGGCATCAAGGCATCGTTTAATCATTTCATCTGCAATTTTCTTAGGATTAAAATCATCTTCAGCAACCATATTAGACATCGTTCCATTTCTCCACTAAAAAACTTGGCCCCTTCTTTTCTTCGGCCAAAACATAATCTTCGGCCATATCTTCTGCTCTTTTATAATCAGCAGTAGTTTCTTTTTTAATTACCTTGTCATTGAGATAATAGACAATAGTATAATTGAAGTCTGCTCTTTCTACAATGGCTTTCTTATCACCATTCATAAATTTAGATAGTTCCATTATGCAATCATTCCTATAAATCGATTTAATACAACACGGTTAGATAACCTGTTACCGGCATATTTACTGAACGCTGATACCAGACCACGAGTAGTAGCATTTTCTTTGACATGAAATTCTACATCGTCATCAGTATCTAGGCCTTCTGAACGGAGTAAATAATACTCATCAAAGCCGGCATTCGTAACAACTTTATATTTCTCTTTACGGAACTCGGCTTTCAATTTGTAATGGTCACTAACTCTAGGATAGAATATATGTGCCACACGGCTAAACTCACGGCCAGATAATACATAGAAACCAATAATATTACATTGTGTTCTTGCCTTTAACATTTTAATGTAAGCAGACATCAATTCTGGACCATAGGGGTGATAAACTTTTTCTTCGTGTTTGGTAATTGGATCCCGAATCACCAACACCTTTTCTTTGCCATATGCACTATCATAATCTAAATCTGGATTATTATAACCTGATCTTTGACGGCCATCAGCATCTGTATAATAAACACTTCTTACAGGATTGCCTTCACCATCGGTTAGAAATACCGTATTGACGATTTGCAATTTGTAATTTTTTTGAAACTCAGGTACAATCTTCATAGCAGCAATCACCGCTTCATAGAGTGGTGTGCCACCCAATTGCATCCAGTTTGGACGACAAGCTCTAGGTTGAGCACAACGAACCAAAGCAGAACAGGCATAAGTGAATTCTGAAGCCGACATTTTGCTCGATAACAAATTCATTAATTTAAATTTATGTAAATCTAAATCGCCATTTTTGAATTTTACAGAATAATCATCTGTATGTTCGGATGTGAAAGCATATACTTCGTAAGGAATATTTACCTTCTTACAGAACATTACTAGATTGATTAATTGCTTGACGGTGTTTTCCATGTGGTCGGACATAGAACCAGACCAATCAAGGAACATAACAAGACCATGAGATTTACCATCAGGTAAAACTGTCATCTTCTTAAAAATATCTTCGGTAAATTTATATGCATAAACTTTGCTTAGGTTCAATTCACCAGTTTTAGCAATCGATGCACGTTTCTGTTGGTCGGCATTTTTACGCAATTCGAATTCTTTGGCCAAATAACCAACAACTTTTTTTGCATCATTACGAATTTTCATAAAAGCAACTGTATCGGTGCCGGTGATATTATATTGACCCAAATCATTTTTGTAATCTGTCCATAATTGTTTGTATGGAACGACTGCCTGTTTCAAATCGATATCATTGATATTGCCATAGTAGTAATGTTTGTTGTTTGTTTCAAACAACTTACTTTCATTTTGACGATAGGATTTATCGGTGTGAGAATCTATTTGTTCACCAACAACATCACCACCTTCGTTGTCAAACATTTCTTTTTTTCTTTTTTCTTCAACCTCATCCATAGATTTATCGGATTCAGAATTTGGTTTGCCAAATTTTTCAATAGTGTCATCATCATAATCATCAGAATCTTCGTAACCATCAGATTCAAAATCGCCATCTGGATCTTCTTCAAATTCTTCTGGTGCATTTGCTTTACGCTCTTCAGCTTCTTCTTTCATGTAAGCCATTACATCATAGGCGAGCGCAATGACATCATCATACGATTCAGTATTTTCAGTACGTTGAACTAACGATTTCTCAACATCATTAAAACGAATATTTTGTGCGGCTCCGCCTTTTGTATAAAGATTAACACGGTCAATGAAATTCATATCATTGAGATCCACACCATTGGTACCAAAGAAATCTTTTTCAATCAGTTCACGGTAACCACGAACAAAAGAGGAACGAATACCTGGATATTTGTTTTTGATTTTTCTTTCGATACGAGAATCTTCCAGCACATTCATAATACCCATTGGTATTTTTTCTTCGTGTGCTTTCATCATGCCATCTAGGGGAGTGTATAGTGCATGGCCTACTTCATGACCTAGAAAAAGGTCGTAGAGATAACCTGAGATGTTTTTATCAAGAATAGGAACAGTCAATACACGGTTCTTTACATCAAATGCAGCCGTGTTAGTATTACGCTGTTCGATAGTCAGATTTTCATTTGCCATTAGTTTGGCAAGTAACGATTTAGATTGAATTAATTCCATAGATTCTCCGAGTTAATAATAGTATTATCTCATAAAAATCATCTACCGTCAAGCGGTAACTTTTATGCTGTTGTTTTTATACAACGCTCTGATCCGATAAGGCTTTTAGGTAGAGTTTTCCTTCTCTATATTCCATTTCAATGGCTTGTCCTTCTTTCCAATGATTGTATTTTATGATTTCTTCAGGAAGAATCAATATACCATCACCTGTGCCATCATTTGCATCGACCATTTTGGTCAAATATGTCTTATTGGTAGAATTCTTTGCGTTTTTGGTATTCATTGTGGTCTTTTTCCATTCCCGATAAAACTGCCCACTTACGAGTTACGATATCCAAGCGCTTCCACGCAGGAATTTCATCATCATCTGCTATGGCATCAAGCCAAATATAGTAAGATTTATCATTCATACTTTTTTCCTTCGTTTTTGTCAAAAATTCTCTGCTCGATTGCTGTTGCAAGCTCTTCTGCAAGCGCCGGATTGAACTTTACCAGAAAATGAGCAACATCATCAGCTGGTATATGACGCAAATTGTGCATAATTTCGTCAATTCCTCTATATATTTGTGTTTCTTCCCATTGTTGTAACATACTCACCTCACATTTTATAAAAAGTTTCATTAGGAACAATATTTTTGCCTTCTTTTTTCGCTTTTCCTAGCGAATGAAGCAATTTTAACTCAATTTCAATTTCTTTTGCGGATAAATTTTGTAAATATTCTTCATAATCGTCCCAATCTTCATCACTCCAACCTTTTGGATTCATTTTTCACTATCTCCGCATACTAGAAATTTCTTTTGCTTCTTTATCCGTGAAAACCGGCACAGCATTTGATTTGTGCATTGTAGCAATGCCTTTCATTTTGTTGCCGGTATACGAATTTGGAACGGGTTTTGTCAAAGCGATAAAACCAGTATCTACGGACGCAAAGTGGGGAGTTTCACGACCTGCAGGAATCTTGTAAGATGGAAAGTTGTTGGAAATCTTCGTGGATTTTGTTTTACTGAAATTGGTAGATAACGAATTAATAGAAGCTAACCATTCTTCGTGTTGAAGTTTTTTTGCTTTTGAAACTTTTCGTTTTTTGCATTTTGGAATATATCCGTAAATCATCATAACAATTCTCCAGTGTAGAAGAACCATTATACTACGGAAATAACAGAAAGTCAATAGATGTGTTGTACCAAAACAACATTAATACCAATACCTTTTATTTGAAACGGCAGCATACTTACTTATACTGAAAAAAACAAAAAGTAGTGGTATTTTTAAGAATTCTTACTATGTGAAATTTCCAATTCTTCGAATTCTTCAACTTGCCAATTTTTTAATTGTTTTTTTACTTCTGGATGTTCGCCTCTACGTTTTTTATTGTGTAATACTGTTCTGGCGTAATTGTAGTCATCGTTATAATCTTTATTTTTACGAAACTTCCCTACAAACTTTGTCACTTCTATCTCCTATTTCATGGTTTCAAAATTGATGCCTTTTATTTTTGTTTCAGGCATATTGAACATATCATCCTCAGAAATATAGGTTATATTTGCATCAGGATAACAAGCTTTTATTATTTTGAGTAATTGGCAGACGGTGCCATCTGAATCATTGAACGAAAATACTTCATCAACAGTTTTTAGACCTTTTATAATATTCCTACGAGATTCATAATTTTGAACGAACCCACCATCACACCAAGCAAGATACCAATCAGAGTGAACGCCGACAACAAGCCAATCACCTTTCCTTTTACACTTCTGTAAAAATTTTAATTCGTGATTATTTAATGGATCGAATTTTCCTGATACTACAACTATTCTATCTTTCGGATGCATTACGGTAAAAGTTGTGGAAAAGCCTCTTTAACAAACTTGTAGTTTAAACCTTTAACACCTAAATCTTTACTCAATATACCAATAACAACTTCTGCTTCACGAGGTTCAAGAGATTCAATTAGTTGTAATAGTAACTGTTTTCTCTTTTCAACGGATAATTTTTCTGCTGTGGCATCACCTTTTTTGAACAAATACAATTTTCTAATTTCTGTAGATAACTGACACCTAGAAATTCCAGGCAAAGTATCAGGAATTTTATATTCGTGTGGCATTTCATCAATCAACCATTCGTAATCGGGATGAAAAGCCAATTCAAGTACCTGTATTAGTGTTCTCGATAAATTCTTCTCAATTACTGCTAGTTTTTCTTTTTTTGATGTGGCTATCTCAAACTCATCAAATATCTCATATATGTTTTTCATCAGAATTCCTCTATCACATCCATTAAGTTTTTAAGTTTATGTTCCATAAAATAATTCAACAACTTACCTTTAGCAGGTTTTGTTTCTTCATAGGTATTTATAATTTTTCTTTTGATATCAACCGGAATGTTTCTAAGGTCAATCAAAGTTTGGTTCCGTGAAAAACCAACCTTAGCACTATCATCTTCCCAAGTATTGTGATCCTCGGTCATGTATTTCTCGATAACTTTTTGTGTGATTGGTTTCTGCCTCAGGTCACGAACAAAACAATCTGATGGAGAGAACACATTTGGTATACCATCACCTTTATCACCACGAATAATCTTCTCTTTCAATTCTAAAAGAGGATCATGTGATTTTATATATTTCTTCTGTGATGGGTTGTATTGTTTGACATTACTGCCGTACATTTGTAATTGTAAAAAATCGCCATCACTTGATAGTATCAAAATCTTCTGGTGTGGTGCATAGATTGGAACCAAGGTACCAATGATATCATCGGCTTCAGCACCCTCAACATCAATTACTTTGTATGGGAAATTCTCTTTGAGTTCCTGTTTTAATTTGGCAAGAATATCAAAAATCAGATGCCAATCTAAATCAGATTTTTCTCTGGTCTTTTTTCTACCAGCCTTATAGAATGGAAAAAATTCTTTACGCCAATATTTGCGATTATCACAACACAGTACAATCTCACCATACTCATTTTTAAAATTCTTCACATGAGTACGTATTATGTTTAATACCATATGGCGTATTAAGCTTTCTTCTAATTTACCTTTCTGATTGGCAATTTGCGCCATTAGACCGGCAAGTAACACTTGATTCAAATCAACTAAGACCATAATAAACTTTCAATAGTTTCCAATAAGATTCTATTGTATCATGCTTTTTGCATTTTGTCAACTATCTTGTCAACAATTTTTTGTGATGTGGTCGTCTTTTTGGCAATTATACCAAGCCAACCTGAAGGTATGAGTCCTGAAATGTATTCCAATGGATCTGGTAATATAGCGTCAAAATGATCAAAGTCAACATACTTATCTTCCAATTCATCATTACGAAAAAGTATAATATGATATGCATCGCCTAGAGGGCTACCGCCAATCTTTTCTCCAGGCTCGGCATAATCCTGACCTTGGATTTGTATTGAATTTTCTTTATCGCCATCTAAGAATGTTAAGAAATCAAACTTATCATTCTTTAGTGGTCTGAGAAAGTCTAGCATTGTAATCCTTTATATGTGATTTTCTAACTCTTACCATTATCCATGTGTTATAGTAATCTTCCGATTCCATTACACCACGAACAAATTGTTCTTTTGCTTCGAGATAACCACATTCACCTTTAGATTTGCATAGGTGTAGTATTTCACGGACAAATTTTTCATGTCCTAATTGTAACACATCTTTGCTTAGGTTGTCACTACTTCCATAGTAAGTTTGCCAGTTTGAGAAAACCTTCGTTTTTTTCTTTCTCCCTTTGACTTGTTTGGTTTTGGTAGAATAAAAAAATTTCTTACCGATGTATTTTTTACCATTCGTCAGATTGGTTATCTGATACACGAACCCGTAATTATTACCAATCAAGTCTTCCGTAAAATCTTTACCATCATATTGCCAGTTTAGTCCCATTCCTTAGTATCCAAATCATCGTCATCATCCTCTATATAGTCCTCGGATAATTCTTCGATTTGTTCACCGCAAAATGGGCAATGTTCTGGTAGTTCTTGTGAAACCATTTCTTCCATATATGTTACAGTATAAGTTGATTCACAACTCAGGCAGTCGCCTGATAATGATTTGTTTGTCATTTAAATTCCTTAATGAGCCCACACATCACCCCAATTTCCCGACAAAGCTCCTTTTGCATAATCAGTTGCTCTATTCTCAAAGAAATTAGTGTGTGTTGGTGCGTTAATCATTTCTTCTACCCAAGGTAGAGGATTCTTTTTCACTTTAAACACACCTTTGAGACCTAAAGAAATTAGGCGGCGGTCTGCAATATAACGAATATACTTTTTAACATCTTCTGAAGATAAACCTTCCATTTCATTTACGCCAAATGCTAGGTCAATAAACTTATCTTCTAGTTGTACCATTCTTTCAGCAATGGTATAGATTTTTCCTTTTAGTTCATCATTCCAAATTTCACGATTTTCTTCTATGTATGTCCTAAACAATTTAACCATGGACTATGCGTGTTGAGTTTCATCAACAATAGACCATGTGATAATCTGACCCATGCCTTTCATTTTACCGTGACGAGCAAAGTTCAATAACATAATAAATGAACTGAATAATTGCATACCTTCGGTGAATGCTGAGAATACTGCAATGTGTGTTGCAGTATTTTCTTTAGTTGTATTCTTACTGGAGATTTCCATAACATAGTCATGTTTCTCTCTCATGGCCTCATACTCTAGGAACTCATTGTAAGTGGTTTCAGGTAGACCTAGTGTTTCGATCAGGTGTGAGTAGGCTGCAATGTGTAACGCCTCTCTGGCAGCGAATCCTGTGAGCATCATACGAATTTCAGGTTGTGGAAAATATGGTAGATAGTTCTTAACATAACCACCAGCCACATCAATATCACCTTGTGTGAAGAAACGGAAGATTTGTGTTAGAAATGTTTTTTCTTCCTTAGATAGTTTTTTCTTCCAATCCTTTACATCTTCGGACATAGGAACTTCAGTATGTAGCCAATGTGATTGCTCGTGTTTTAACCAGGCCTCATAAGCCCAAGGATAATTAAAAGGTTTAAAATAGTTACGTTCTTCCGATAGATTTGATTCTATTTTTTTTATCATTATTGTTTTCCTTAAAAATTAACCTTCGCAAGCAATACAATCGTTACCTTGAGCAATCTGTGTCATGTCGAGCTCTTTGATAACATTTCTTTCAATCTTCTTAGATACCTTATCTGCCTTACCAATCTTTTCAGAACGGCAGTAGTAAAGTGTTTTCAGTCCTTTTTTCCATGCCATAAAATGAATGGCGTGAATATACTTGATGTGTGCATCTGGTCTAAAGAATAAGTTCAATGATTGAGCTTGATCGATATATGCTTGCCTATCACCAGCCAATTCAATCACCCATCGTTGATCAATTTCCATAGATGTTTTGAATACATCTTTTTCGTGTTCGGACATCCAATCTAAATGTTGAACAGATCCATCATTAGCAATAATAGACGACCAAACATCATTATACCATTCTGCTGGTTTATCGTGTGATAGTTTAATAATCAACTCATTCAACCAACGATTCTTGTTTAGATATGCTCCTGATAAGGTGTCTTGTCTGTAAGCATTAGCACGATATGGCTCAATAGAAGGACTGGTGTTGCCCATAATAATGGAGCTAGAAGCATTTGGGGCAATAGCCATAACATGAGAGAACCGTAGACCGGTGCCAATACAATCAGGAGGAGAGCCACGTTCTGTACCCAATTGAAGATTTGCATTATTTAATCCTTCTCTAATGTGTTTAAATATTTTATTATTTGTAACTTTGGCCATTACTCCTTCAAAAGCAATGCCATTGCGCTGTAGATAAGCATGGAACCCAAGAGCACCGATACCAATAGAACGTTCTCTTTCGGCACTATACTTTGCACGAGCAATAGCATCAGGAGCATTAGCAATGAAGTAATTGAGGACATTATCAAGCATCTCGGCAACGTCTTTGAGAAATAATGGTTCAGATTTCCATTCATCATAGTTCTCCAAGTTTAAAGAAGATAAACAACATACAGCTGTTCGTTCTTCATTTGTGGGTAGAATAATTTCAGAACAAAGATTTGATTGGTGAATCTTTAAACCTTTGTCTTTGAGAAATTGTGGCATTTCACGATTGCTCGTATCGATATAGTGAATGTATGGTTCACCCGTCATCATACGAAGCTCTAGAATTTTTTGCCAAAGTTCTTTTGCTGATACAACTTCACGCACCTCACCTGAATGTGGGTCTTTTAATTCCCAATCATCTTTAGCTTCAGGATCAAGCATGCATGTTTCAATGATGTGCATGAAGTCATCGGTGATATTAATACCGTGATGAAGATTTAAACAACGGACATTTGGATCACCTGTCGGCTTCCGCATCTCTAAGAAAGAGATAATATCTGGATGAGAAATATTGAGGTAAGCAGCATAACTGCCCCGGCGAGTGCGACCTTGCCGGTATGCCAAAGAACTGGCGTCATAGATTTTGAGGTGAGGCATGACACCAGTAGATTTATCGTCTGCTGAACGAATACCAAAGCCAATACCAACACCACCCCCAAGCATAGAAAGCCAATTAGTTTCTGATAAATTATCAACTAGTCCCTCCGCAGTATCTTCAATATAATTAAGGAAACATGATATAGGCATGCCACGCTTAGAACGACCAAAAGAAAGAATGGGAGTAGAATAACTGAGCCAATGCTTACTGCTGTATTCATATAATCTTTGCGCATGTTCTGGATTGGAACTAAATGATTTTGATACGAATGCAAATCTGTGTTGTGGGGATTCTTCATCTTCCTTCATGTAACTTTCTTTTAATCTTTTAACTCCAAGTTCGTCAAATAATTTATCTCGTTCTAAATCTATATTAATTCCTAGATATTTCATGTTCACCTTATTATTGTTATTGTTAATACAAATTTTTTAACTATTAAATCTTTTTCCAACTCACAAATTCCATCTTTGCTCTAAGATTTATGAAGGTATTTTTACTTATAAAATCTTGTATTTCATCTGGCGAAAAACCAGTTAATATCATATCATTAATATCTTTTTCTTCAATCATTTCGGGCCATATAACAACATTAAAATGGTTGTCTATAGCGTGTTCCATTTTAGTAACAATTTCTTTGTTACGTGGCTCATTGTCGAACACCAAAACCACCTTGGACTTGTCCAATACATCGGTAATCGATTCTAAATTGGAGTCTGCTGTGGCCACTGCATTCTCTAAAAACATCGAATCAATGGGGCCCTCAAGTACATATACTAATTCTTCTTCATTGATTCTGTCAAGCCCAAATACTTTTTTATTGTCATCATGTAACTTTAAGGTTATGTATCTCAGCTTGGATTCGCCTAACGCTCTCCCCTGTATTGCGACAAGATTTTTTTCTTTATCGTAGAACGGAATAACGAGGCGTTGGTCATTTTTGTGAAGTCCGTCCTTTTCAATCCCAAGACCTTGTACGAAGGCTGCGAAATCTTCCGCAAAGTATAGTTGCGAGTAAAAGGTCTCCGGAATCCGTCTTTGCTGAACATACTTCTTAGCAAAATGCGCCTCTGGTAGTGAGTCAATTGAAGGAAGTTCCAAGGCTTTTTTGAACTTTGGCGTTTCTTGCTTATACTCCTCAAATTCAGGTTTGGGATAGTTGTTGTTTCCTGTTTCACCATTTTTATATCTCTCTAACTGATATTCTTTCACTAGTGTTTCATCTACTTGTTTTAAAAAATTATAAAAAGTAGTTGACACACCGCAATTATGACACATATAAAAATAATCATTTTTTTTGCGATAAACATAACCACGAGATTTTAATTTATTCTTTTGTGAGTCGCCACAAAGCGGACACCTGAAATTATAAAGGTCATCCTTCTTCTTGGTAAACCTTTGTAATTTAGGCGATACTTGTAACAGGAAACTCCTGTCGATAAAAACACTCATAATATAAAACCAATCAATTATTTAATAAACTTGCTTATTGTATCAGGATTAACGTGAGATATCAACCATGAGATAGCAATAATACCACCAGCTAACATCCACTTCCATTTCAGTAAAGCATCAAGAGCATCTTTCTCTTGTTTGTTATGGTCATTCATATCTTTACGGAGAGATTTAAATTCTTCCATAATTTCTTTATTGGAAATTTCCATTTTATCTAAAACGGTATCGATTCGTTGATGAATCTCTTTAATATCGGCTTCCGTTTCGAGCCTGCGATTATCCATATCCGTATATACCTTTGCAATGTGGCGGTCGTGTTGATCTACCAGTTTTTCTATTACCTGATCCATTTTATTACAAAGAGCAGATAAAGTCAATACTTGTGTTTTTAAAACACCAATATCCACTTTAATGTCGGTATCGTCAAACTCTGCCATTTATTTTTTCTCTGGTACCTTTGTGCCGTCTAATTTCTTATGCACTTTAATTTCTTTGCAAACTTCTTTTTCCTTACCCGTCTTTGCATCTTTTTGTGTTACGCAAGCTTTCTTTGTTTCAGCTGCATGAGCAACTTGATAACCAACAAGAGACCAAACTACAAGATTAAGTGCAATTAAAAACTTTTTCATTTTTCTTCCTTTTTGGCAAATTTTTCTGAAGCGGTGAATCCCAATCCGGCAATCACCAAATATATCATAGATTCAAATAGTGATGGTGTAACTTTATAACCAAATATGTCGGCAACAAGTGCAAATCCACATATTAAAAATGACATGAATGTTATAACTCTTTTGCTACTGACAGAACTATCTGTTCCATCGGACAACATACTGTTTAACCAATTCATTTTATAACTCCGGTTGAGGTGGTTGGACTGGTGCAGGTTTACCACCAAATCCTGTTACAACTGCTGGTGTAAATGGTGCAGCTGTTGGTGTTGCAGTAAATTGATTTGTATTACCACCAAAGCTTGTTGATGGGCTTGGTATGGATGGTGCAATTGGTGCTGGTGATACTGTTGTTGTTCTGTTGGCCAATTCTAATGCTCTCTTTTGTGCATCCTTATCACCACCAGCCAACATGATACCAGACAATGTACCTGTTAGAAATGTGGCAATAGGTATAATCAACTCAAAGAATTTTTGGTCAATAGGTGAAATAGCATTGAGTGGTTGTGTTACAAAAATTAAAGAGTATAACACAACGAATACGATACCAAATAATGTAAGGGCTAAACAGATACCAATAAAAAACTTTAATCGAGCCATTAACTGCTCTTCGGTATACATAAAACTTTCTGGTTGTTTTTCTTCTTTATTAAAAATATTCAAGTTCATTTGCAATTCGCTCCAGTTGTTGGCGTTATTGGTGTTGGTGTGTTTTGTGCAAGAGGTTTATTTCCTCCTGGTCCCACTCTTGGATCATTCTGACCCTTAAAAATATGTTCGGGACAAGTTCTTGTTACATCACAATACGGCAACTTGCACATATCTTTGTCCCAATTTGATGGGTCTTGGCATGGGTAACGAAACTTATCACCACTAAAATAGGCCAATGTCAAAGGAAGCAATAATAAAATAATTAGGCCTTTGGCTAATCTTTTATCATTCATTAGTGAACTCCCAATACATGAAGTGCGTGTTCATAATGTTTAATTCTATCTTCAAGACCAATGGTACCACCATTGATACGCTTAGTTAATGTTAAGATGTCACCTTTATCGGCCCATTGGTTTAGATTGTTTGTTTCCCAAAACCAGCAGGCAGATTGAGCGGCACCTTCAAATGTTTGTAGATATTCAGAAGCTTCTTCGACAGGCACCTCAATCGAGGCAGCGAACCAAGAATAATTCTCTTTACCGGTCAATTGAATTAAACCACGACCACAATATCTAAAACCATCACCAGAAGCTTCATCACCATTACCCATACGATTAGCATAGATACGATTTGCAATTGCTTCTTGTTTGTTTGGTTTGTTTGCATACTCATTGGCCAACTCATCCGTTGGAAAATACTTGGCAAAGAGTTTACGTAATGTTGGTGCTCTGTAATTTAAATTCTCTTTGAGAAACATAAAATTACCAGATTCGTGAGCGCATTGAGCTATGAAGGCAGCAATGCGCTGTGGTGTATTAATACCATAGTCAGGTAACAATTGTGCCAAAGCATTGTGCCATTGGTCAATGTATGGATTCTTTGGAAGCAATTGCTTCAGCTGTTCTTTTGTCAGTTCCATTATTTTTTAATCATTCCTAAAATTTTAGCTTTAATTGCTTTAGCCCAAAAAGGTTCTGGAAAATGCCAACCTACAAATGCACCAACTAAAACCCAAAATAGAGTATCTAACATTTTTTTCTCCTTATTATACAGCCATAGATGCAACAGAAATTGCTGCGTTTATCATTGTGTTTAATTTTTCTTTTAGTGCTAAACCTTCAGCATCATCGGCGATGCCTTCCATGATATTAATGCCTTGTAATAATTGAACATATTCTTCTTTGCTAATTTGACCTTCGGCCCACATTTTATTATATTCAATGATGTAAGCATTTAATTGTTCTGGTGTCATCTTGGTTTGCTCCCTAGCACATGTTGAATTGTATCAGCTGATTTAACAATCTGTTGTAGTTTTGCTTTACAAAAAATTGGTGAAATCTTTTCTGCTTTGTTAAAATAATCTCTTGTATCTTTTGTCAATGTCAATAACTTAGTTGACATATTATCTGTATCTTTATTTCTCGGTATATGAGATGTAAAATTCTTAAATTCTAAAGTTTTAATATACAAATCATTTACCTGTGTAACAACTAGTAATTGGTTACCACAATTTTCTTCGGCAACTTGTGCTTTTGTTTTAATATCATTAACAATGAAGTATTCGTTGGTGTCATACTTGGCCATAAAATAGGCATCAAATAAAGTACAGCCACTTAGCAATACAACAAAGGCCAATGGTATTAATTTTTTCATTAATTACACCACGACTGTTTGGCGTCACCAAAGTATTCACGAGCAAAACCATTTTGAATTAGACCTGTGCGTAGTGATTGACCATCTAAAATGATATCACCCAAGACACGGCCACCAAATTTATCCCAGCCATACAACACAACTTGACGCTTGGTAGATTTGGTAATGGCTGCTTTTGTAAATTGAGAAGCGGCTTCACCTCGTTGTTTTTCTGATTCACATTGGCCACGAAATCCCTTTTCTGGAGTATCCACGCCGAATATTCTAACGGCAAGTTCAGGTTTAAGTGGTGCAGGTAGAAAAGGAGCCGCTATGACCACAGTATCGCCATCGCTTACACGGACAATCTGAGCATCATAGGTTACACCTTGAGGAGTTTTCTGTGCCATTGCCAACATAGGCACGGCAAGTAATACAAGTAATAGTTTCTTCATTTTACACTTTCAAATATTTGTTTCTGTTGTTTATACCATAATTGCCATGCATTGTATCTATCTTGTAGTTCATAATACAATCCATAATTCTCATTAGCATTTTGTAAGAGGTCAGCTAATGTTTTTTTATTCTCACTTAGAGGCTTTAGAACCGGAGCGGGCTCCATTAGCACTTGAGGGGCCTCGGGAAATTTTTGGCTCAATGGCACGGTTGTAGAGCACCCAAGCATCATCAGACAACTTACACTCAGCGTTAATAGCTTCCCTTTTTGCTTCAATATCTTTAGCATTCCTATTCACCTTCTCTTTAATCAACTCTTTATTCTTGCTAACTTCAGCTGCCAACTTCTCATTGGCTTTGGCAGATTTAACTTCTGCTTCTTTAATCTTTGCTTGCATTTCGGCTATTCTAGCACGATATGACATTTCTGTGGCATATCCTCCTTCAAAGAATACACCTACAACTAATAGCACAATACCCAATTGTCTGCCAACCAAAGCGTATGGTTGAATTACAGGTATAAATTTAACAAGTGAACCTACAAATGTCAATAACAATCCAAGTATAACCAGACCATGTATTGCCCATTGTAAAATCCAATCAGGTATGAATGACAAAAACCACATTTTTAAACCTTAGGTGTTTTTCTCCGAACCGACATAATGATTGGAGTTTTTTTCTTTTTTAAATTGACACCAGGTTCACCATCTTTACCTACACCGATGCCTGCGATTGCACCACCGCCTACAGCATTAGCGATTCCATCTTCATTAACAGCTTCCTCTGGTACACAATTAGGTACCATGCGATTGCCTTTCTTTTTCAAACCAACTGCTTTATATCCTGTCCAGCATGCTTCTGTTCGAACATTAATTGGTGCACCACGGCGTTCTGGATTGGGATCCTCTCTACGCTTTCTACGAGCAGCAGTTGCACGAGCTTCTTTACCAATTGCGTGAGCTTTAGCCTGAGGCAAACACTTTGGTTTACCTTCACCTGGTTCTCTTGCGCAATCACCTTTGATATTGCCTTTGGTGTCCATACGAACCCACTTCTGCTTAAACCACTTGCGTAAATCTTCACCAAGATATTGTTTAAAACTTTGCATTAGCAATTCCACTTTCTTAGAGCTTTATTGATGCGGCTATCCGGATCATTTGCTGTCTTAGCAGATGTTAAACGTTTTTTCATTCCACCCATTCTTGCACAAAATGATTTTCTACGATTGGCTGCTTTAGAACCTGGTTTTAGTTTAGATGGCTTTGTTGTAACAGCCATTGATAATTTGGAACCTGGATTTTCTCTACGATATGAAGCAATACCTTTACGATTCAAACCGCCTTCTGGATCTTTTCCTGCAGCTCGTTGCCAAGCTGGTGATTTTTCATCAATTAGTTCAACTTCTTCTGGTATTTGTGCTGAATGAAATTGAGATTTATCTAAATGTTTATTTTTATTTAAATGATGCAAAATAGCATCTTTTTCATCATCAGAATGCCGGTGCATAAATTTTACATCCAAAGGTCTATCATGCACAACAAATTTTTTTTCTTTACCTGTGGAACCATTTTTATTTTTGATGGTGCCGTGATATATGTGATAATCTCCATATCTATCTTCATAGTGTTTTGGAGTTTTTATTTTTTTACTGGAAACTTCAAATCCTTTATGTGAGGAATAAGGTTTAAATGTTGTAGTTTTTAAACTTCTCTCAACAGTTGAAGCTTCAGTTAAATTTAATTCTTCGATTACAAATTGTTTAAATGTTTTCATATTTTTTGTAATATTTCTGCAATATTGATATCTAAAGGGATATCTCCGGTTCGTATATTTTTTCCGTTAATACCATAAATCATATCCGGTAAAATATTCAAATACATTAAAAATGTTTTTAAAACATCATAATCTCTTTGATCAATTTTATAAAATAATATTCTCGCTGTTGCTTCTGGTCCAAAAACATTATTCAATAAAATAATGTGATTTAATATTAACCTTTCTTTTACGGATTTCGTAATTTTATATCTACGAAATAACCGTTTTAAGTATTTTATCCTTTTAATATCACTTTCAAACTCCGACATCATACACATTGGAGAATTGTAATATTTTACAGCATATATTAAAAAGTTTTCATCAGTCAAATTATCAAACATTATTAATCCTAAAAATGGGAGCCGAAGCTCCCATATTCAATAATATAAACTATTAAGAAGCAGTAACAATCAATATAACTGGTGTGGATGTTGTTGAAGCACCCGTACCTGTTGCGGAAACAGTAACTCGGTAGTAGTTGCTGTTAGCATCAGTAAATGTTGGAGTAACTGTCAATGTTGCGGTTGTTCCACCAGAATATGTTGTATTTGCTGGTGTACCATTCGAAACGTTGACATAAGAACCGCCAAGTGTTGCAGAACGCTGCCATTGATAGGTTAATGGAGCTGCAGTATTTCCTGATGTAATCGAAGCTGCAACTGTAAACGATGCTACTCTTCCACCACCATATTGAACAAGGTTTGCAGAAGGATTAGTACCAATCGTGATGATGGCATCTTGATAAGTAGTATCTTCATTGTCGCCATTGAAGTTTGAGATAGATACCAAAACTTCTTCTTGTACACGGCCTGCACGACCACCAGATCCAGTTGTTCTTAAAACCCAACCAGAATTTTTTCCGCTAACTGAGGCTTCGTTGGCATCAACAGCAAAAAGGCCAATTGTTTCTCCAACAGTATAAACATCAGCCGTAGTATTTGCATACAAAAGTGCTACGTTATCCGCTGTTGGTGCAGAATAGTTAGCTTTTACATCTGCGGCATTCACAATCGTTGAATTTACAGCCCAATATGGTGCATTGGCTGCGTTATCGTTATTTCCCCATGAGGACATCTTCTTCTCCTTAAATTGAAGGTTGTTAGTTATTTATCTCTTATGTTTTTTTGTTTTGGTCTAATGGACCAGGTTTTCTCATCAAAGGATCAATTTCCAGAGTATCTCTGTCCTGACCAGTTAAAGTTTTACCTCCAGTTAAAACTGCTGCGGCTTGTGGTTCATTATCACCTGTGGCCATCTTTTTATCAGCTCTTGTCATTGATGGTTTTTTACCATAGGGTGTTTCGAGTTTATCTGTTTTTTCTTTGTCATACATGATACCACCACCAGATTGACCATCAACACCTTCTTTTACGCCTTTATTTTTATATAATGACTTAATCATACGAGCTGATTTAGACATTTCTTTTCTTTTATTGTATTTCTCATCGGATGGCAAATCAACAATTTCCATACCAGTTGTTTGTGTGGCAGCATATGAATCTTGCCAAGTATCTTCTTTATTAAGCAGTCTGGATATAAATGAAGCCTTTTTAGAGGGTTTCTTGGCCAGAGTTTTTGGTTTAGGATTATAACTTGGTGTGCCCAAATTTACTTTAACATTTCTTTTATTTTTGATTGAATCTAAAGTAGCTTGAGATACATGACCTTGAACTCCTGTGGAAAAAACTTCCGACACATCTTCAGTTTCTTCAGATGTTGGCTTATAACCAGCTAAACGGTCTAAAGCTCTATTCCAACTTTTGCTGTGAGATTTAATTTTTTTATTGTGATCTTTTCTACTCATACCTGGTTTTTTCTCAGGTACAACTGGTTGTTGTTTTAACCAAGAAAATACTGTGGACTTTTTGAGTTCATCAATCTGTTCTGTTTCTTCTTTATTCAATTGTTTTTCTAAACGGTCAATAGAACCTTTCATATCTTCTTTACCAGCGGCATGGCGAGCTTTCATTTCTTTTTCAGCATCATCATGCTTCTTTGCACGTTCTGCTGCAGATGCACGAAACTTATCTAACGCTGTCATCTTTGGTTTTTTTTCTTCAGAAAATGACCGTTTAGCCATAATTTTAGCTAACTTGCTCATTGCCTTTTTGCGAGGTTCAGCACGCTTTGGATCTTTACTGGTTGTTTTCAGAACATAAGATGCCAATGTTTCAGGTGCCAACTCATCGATTTGTTCCGATTCTTCTTTTAAACCTAAGCGGCGAGCTTCACCTTCCATAAAAGAATGTAAACTTTCAAATTCACTAAACGATTTAGCAATTTTAACTTGATACCATTCTTCTACTTCTCCACCTTTATCGATGTAATCTAAAATTTCTTCACATGCATATTTGATAAAATGTAATTGTGCCTGCACCATTTCTTCTTTTTCAGAAGTATCATTTTCTTTAATTTCTTCTTCAGTAAATTGCCTATCATTTTGGTGGTCTACTTTCCATTTTGCAAATTCAGCAGATTTTGCATGAGAAATTTTTGTATCCGTTGTAACAAATTTAGGATTAATTCCTCTAGAATTTAAATATACATTTAGAAGCTGTTGTTCGCTGGCTTCGTTGATTTTATTATTTTCTATCATTTTTTGCTCTCGGATGTTCCTAGTTTGCCCATCATTTCCGTTTTAAGTTTTTTCATTGCAGCTTGGGCCAAATTTCTTGCTCTGGACATTGGTGTATGAATTGCACCAGATTTATCCTTGACATTACTTGGAATCTTTGTGTAAGGTCTCTCAAATGGAGGTGCATCATCCGTTTCTGGACGTTTACCTTCTTTAAGTTTGAGTGATTGCTTGCTTTCATGTGATTTTCTTGCTGGTGTATCATCTGGTTGTATTGCTATAGGTGTGGCATCTTTTGGTTGATGTTCACCTTCTTTATCCAAAGGCCTAACTCTTATTTTATAAGATTTAAAATCATTTGATTTACCACCAGGCATACGACCAATTAATGTGTCGGTTGTTATGGCAGAAGAATCTTCAGCAGCTTCTTTCATTGCTTGTTTTGTAGCGGTTGCATACATTACATCTTTGGCACGAGCACCATAACGTGATTTAAAACCTGCCAAACCTTTTTTCATGCCTTTGACGATACGTTCTCTTTCTTTCATGTCGTCATCAGTCATTTTCTTTTCATCTAATTCATCCAATTCTTCAACTTCTTCATTTGCAGTTTTCCAACCACCACCCATTGCTTTGTATTTCTTTGAAGCCCAACCATTTGCATATGCGGAAGGATATACATCAAATTTAGCTTTAGCTTGTGCCTTTGCTTGAGCCCACTTCTCTGGACTTGTTGGCACATTTTTTTCATCTAACGATTCAACTTCTTCTTTTTTAACATTAGCCATAGTTTGTTTAACAAATGCTTTTCTTGGATTGTGAACAGGATCATTGAGTCCATACTTGTCATCAACCGTT